CTAGGCTTCATACACAACATGGCTAGATTCTAGCTCAATAGGCTGCTCACTCTCCAATAGCCAACCCTGTTTTTTAAGCTGTCTTTTTATAAAAAATGCTGTCAACTGGGTGCACTGCAATACTAGCTTTTGCTTAACGCGACGCTCGAATAATAAAGCATTTCGCTTATTCTCATGCAATAGAGAGTCGGGCACAAAAGACAGCTTAAGGTTTAGCGACATTTCGGGGCTGATTCCCGCAAAAAAAGAATATTCTTTTGCTAACGCTATGGACTGTATGCGAGACAGTGAGAACGTTAAAAAACGGCAGTCTGTATGCGAGTATGCATGAATATAATAGCCGTCATCCGCCTTAAATACTTGTTTTATTGATAGAAAAAGGTTGCGCGGTTTGTCGCGGTTGTCTGCTGGAATATAAAATATTTTTACACATATTTTACTGAGGTAAGCATGGCGCACGAGCTTGACTTGCTCGTCATTCAGTTTTTTATGCAGCGTTACGTCTATGCAAATATCGCTCAAAATAGACATGATCATACCTCGTATTGTGACACGTCCGCAGGTGCTGCGGGCGTGGTTGAGGTGCTAGGTGGCGCGGTAAGCTCTTTTAATTCTTTTAATGGGTTCATTGGGCAATATACTCCGCTGTTAACGACATAATAATAGTACCGTCCGATCCTACACCATAAGACACCCCCGCCGCAATAATGTTTTTTTTGCCGTGGTTAATAGTCATTGTAGGGGATACAGCAGCGGGTGCACATTCCAGAGTATAGCGACTCTCAACGGCTAATTTTTGCAGCTCTTGCTGTCCTTTCCTTACTAGAACACTTATAGGCAAACCCTGCACACTTACATAAACGTTGGGGGCTTGCTTGTTGATTTCTAAGCCTTTTTTTTTAACTTTCACTTTCATTATAAGCAACTCGCACAAGAACGGGATAGTCTTTTTCGTCTGTGCTTGGCAGGTTCAGATAAAAAAGGTGGGCAGTGGATGTATAAACAAACTCCACTATGGCGGGTGTTGTGTTTTTTAACTTATTGGCAGGCGTGTCTATTTTTTTTAATTCTATTTGCGTATTGCTTTCATTAAACTCTATGCCATGCAATAATTGCTCTAAATTATTCCCAAACCAACGCCGCGAAGTTATTGTTTTTAATGGTTTATTTAAGGATAAGCTGTCCTCGTCCCCTGATATCTGAAACTGCTGTTTTTGCTCAATAAGAAAAGTACGCCCCGTGGGGCTTATTGAGCCGTCCGAGCTTCTAACGTCCAACTTAGAAACATCAATATTATCAGTCGCATACACAAGAAAAGCAACGCGCTCTCCTTTTAGAAAATTCTCTATTTTCCCCAAGTTTTGCGCGTTTTCCCCGCCTTTGCGCGTGTCAATCTCAGCGGATAAATGATAATTGTCGCTGTTGGGCACGTTATTTAAATTTATAACGAATGTTGCGGTTGTCATACTTTTATTTTTACCTGTATTGCTTCTATATTATCTATGATGTTCTCAAATTTATATACATGTCTCTTATATGTGTACTCTAACTCTAATAAACTGTAGTCACTGCCATTTTCTGTATATATATTTTTCTGTCCACGGACAAAAGAGGGCGCGGATAATTCTTTGTATTGGTATTCATGAGACTTTAAAAAATGGATAGGGTGCTGCACTGTTGCCTGTCCTTCTTTTACTTCCACGCGCTCGTTTTCTTCTTTTAACTCTGTTTCAATATACTGAATTTTAACGCTTTCTTTGCTTGTGTGCGTTATTTCTATGTACTCAGCGTCATAAAACGGCATTGTGTACACATACAGGGTGCTGCTTTCCTTGTCGTACTCGTGAAATATATTTATTTCTTTTTCGTCTGTCACAAGTAAATTATCGTATTCAATATTTAAGCAGTTTTCTGTATAGGAGAAGTCAAATATATTTATACTTTCCTGCGTTGCGATAGGGTAAGGGTAAGCGGCGACAAGTTCGCCATTGGGCGCACTTTGAAGCACAGCACCGCATAAGCCTAATAGCTCAGTTACAATATTGATTTTAGTATCTTTTTTAGAATACGAAAAAGGCGGTAATTGAAAATTTTCAATGCTAAATATTAATTGTAGGGGTTGGCAAATATGGGTTAATGCAGACTCAATGTCTACAGGCTCATTTTTCACTTGCGCTGTAATGCGTTCCTGTAATGCAAAGTAAGCAGGGCTTACAAATTTAGCTCCATAACTTATAAACCCCTCGTTATTTAATTTTTCTTTATTCAAAAAAACAAGTTTAAAAACATGCTCTTGAATATAAAACTCTATTTCTTGGCGGCTTTTTAGCATGTCAAACAATAGAGGGTGCATAAACTTACTGTTTAGCGTCCACACATAGCTATCAATATCCGCCGACAAGTCGAAATCGACGAGAGGGAATTTTATGTTTTTAATAAGTATATAGCAGTCCTCCAGCACGAAAATATTTTCTATTTCTTTTACATAAACAGGTAATTTTAATGATGCGGTGATAGGTGTGTGCTGTAGGATATTGAATGGTAATTTTAACGATGTCGTGACAGGTTGCAGCACTGCAACAGGTAGTTTTAACGCGGTGGTCACAACATAATTATTAAACTCTAATTTTAATGCACTGGTTACAGGTGTGTACTGTAGTACTGTAACTGGTAGCTTTAACGCAGTTGTGACAGGTTGCAGTACTGCAACAGGTAGTTTTAACGCGGTGGTCACAACATAATTATTAAACTCTAATTTTAATGCACTGGTTACAGGTGTGTGTTGTAGAACATTAAATGGTAATTTTAATGCTGTAGTAACGGGCTGTAGTACTGATATAGGTAATTTTAACGATGTGGTAACGGATTGATTTACAGCTAATTTTAACGATGTTGTAACAGTTCCACGTATATGTACAGGTAATTTTAATGCAGTCGTAACAACATAATTATTAAACTCTAATTTTAACGCAGTTGTGACGGCTTTTAATGCTGTCCACTGCTGATCTAAGTGTAATGTATTGGTGATTACACTGGACGCTGTCCACTGCTGATCTAAGTGTAATGTATTGGTGATTACACTGGACGCTATCCACTGCTGATCTAAGTGTAATGTATTGGTGATTACACTGGACGCTGCCCACTGTTGATCTAAGTGTAATGTATTGGTGATTACACTGGACGCTGCCCACTGTTGATCTAAGTGTAATGTATTGGTGATTACACTGGACGCTGCCCACTGTTGATCTAAGTGCAGCGCATTAACTGCAACCCATTTTTGATCAAGATACAGGTATGGCATATTCTAACGTCAACCGAAAACCATCATCAATAACACCAACACCCTGTTTTAGCTCTCTTTTTTCACAAATAGGTATGCATTCGTTAGGCTGCAATGTGAATTCTAAAGGAGCACCCACGGTGTATTGTGCGAATGTAGCCCCCGTGGGCTCTGAGAATTGAGACGCAAGCGCGTTGGGTGCATTTGTTATGCCGTCGGACGCTGTTCCTGCGTACAGGAGAATGTCGCACGTTTCGTGTACTGGACTTTCTGCAATATAAAGCTTACACACTTGTGTTTCTGCTGTTGTATTTTTTACATAAAGCCATTTATAGCAAGCACTTTGCCCTTGCACGCTTTCCGTAAAAATATTATTAACAAAGGGGTTTATTGTTATGTTATACGTAGCGTCCGATTCAGGAAAATTGCCGTCGTGCTGCATCACAATACTATTATCATTTATCTGGATATTAAAATCTTTTGCAGATTCATCGGGTAGTACAGCAGCACCGAGTAACCGACCTTGTGGGCTTGCGGGCTGTAATACTGTCTTTGTCAAAACAGTCCCTGTAGACTCTGTTGCAAGTATATACTCCCCTTCGCTGTTTTTATAGAATGCGTCCACATCACACGAGAATTCATTGTTGGGCTGTGTGGCTGCAACAACAAGCTCACACTGACCAGTACCGACGTGATTAACTGTTAAGCTATAAGAAGAAAAAAAGCTTTCTGCTTGACGCACAAACTCCTCTATTATTTCTGTCGCTTTTCTCGTTGAGTAAGGAATTTCTATGTCGTCAACATTTTGGAATTCTATATCTTTTATTTTTAAATTTAGCCTTACAAACCAATCTGTTGACCCCTGGTGAAAATTGAAACTTATTTTTTTTATTCCATCCGTGTATGCTTTATAGTCTAGCGTTGTACTCTCCTCCATGTTTGCGGAAGCATAAGCAACGCTTAGCCAGTCGGGCAAGCCTGTAACTGTCGCACCCTGAGCGTTTTGATCACCAATTTGCCCCCCCAAATATCCGCCGCCACTGCATTGTAAAAACATCATTTTTTTAATCGCTCCCAAAAATTTCCGCTAATTTATTATTAATTTCTTGCTCATTTCCCACGCCAGATAACGGCTTTATTTTTCCGTTTTCGTCATAATTCCCTTCATCATCGGGAATGTAAATATATAAGCTCTCTGAAATTCCGATATTTTCAATATTTTCTAAGTTTATAGGTAATACAATAAAGTCTCTATAGCCGTCCGTCATAGTGTTTAATTTTTTTATAATCGGGTGCATGTGCGCATTAAAAATTACGACATTTTTAGCAAATTCTTTATTGTCTAATGCCTTTTTTATGTCCAAAAAAGACAGCATGGTGTATGTATTATTTTTATTGTCGCGAGCAACGGGATAAGCGTCCCAGAATTCGGCATTATATTCCGCCCCACGAGCAACAGAAACTTTTGTCCAATAACTATATAGCTCTTGTCTTGCTGAAAAAGTGGCAACAAGCCCAAATGTGGCTATTGTTACGGGAGCGGATGAGAGATGCGTGTATGTAAAATTAAAAAGTCTGTATAACGCAACATCGGCAGAAAAAAAATTAACAGACTTGACACGCATATACTTACGCGGCTTATATACACTATTCATTATGTATATTTTCCGTGTCAACATTTCCCAGCATGTCTATATATTTACTCGTTTTTACATGCTCAACTTCCACATAACTATCACCATCGCCCGTCACTTTTTCCCGTTCACGCTCCTGATATATAACAACTTTTGGCAAGTCGTCCTTGCTTAATTCTGCAACATGGACAGCAGCGGAAAACGACAGCGTTGCAGCACTATCGCCGTTCGTGCAAAGCACATCTATACTAGGTGATTGCACACTGGAAAAATTTATTTTTTTAAAAAGTTTATAGCGTTCTGTTTTACTGTCTTCAGTTTTTTCTATTTCATGGGTTATCAATGGGTGGGGTTTTGACTCTATAAAGTCGCCCGTGGCTTTTGAATATATTGCGCTGCCCACAGGTTCTATAGAGCACGAAATACTATAAGGCTGTTTTAATTCCCCAGCGTCATAATATATTTCGTATTCGTCGTAACTGGTCTGATACTCCACAATAAGAGAACCATAAGCGCGCTCGGAACTGCGGAATGTATGCCCGCGCTCCTTATACAAGCTTTTCCCTAGACGGGGGTCACTGTATTTTATTCTTAGCCAATAATTTTCGCCTGTGCTGATATTGTCAGGGGGCTTGATAGAATTCCCGTGTATGTCTTTGAATTCTGTAGAGCTTAATACGGAAACAACTGGATTATCATAATGGTATTTTATCGTTTTTTCTTTTTCCCCGTTAAATTTTAATGTTTCTCTTATGTATGTTGTTTTGCGCCCGTTGTGCTTTATTTGCTTGTCTGAATTTTCAGCATTTACAATGTATGTACGCTCAAACTTTTGAGAATAAAACTCGTAGGAAAGCTTGACGGCTGCAATATTCCCCTTATAGCCGTAGGGTGCTGAAACATTATTTTCTATGCTTATATCGCTAAGTCCTGCATACACTTTTATATTAGGCTTTGTCTCTTTTTTCTCCCCATCAATATAGTAATGTGTAGGCGCATAAAGTCGCACTATTTGCCGCCCATATGATAACAATTGCAAAGGGGGTGTATAACGTGTGTCGTCTTGCATTTCCGCATTAAAATTAAGAAACACAACAGAGGTTTTATTATTTACAACACCTTCGGCTGTGGGTACAAACTGAGCAAAAGCCGCATCTTTTGCCGCTTGACTTGGCTCATCGTCTAGCGGGTAGTAAGGCAAGTACATAGCAGGTACACAGCGTTGTTTATCGCGCTCGTCTATGACAAGTTCCGCATTAAACGGCAAGTATTCGCTGCCTAGTGTTAAGGCAAGGCTTGTGCTAGCCAAAACCATAGCCCCATATTTGGGCAAAATCCGCCCCGCCGCTGCTTTCGCCATCATTTATTTTCAGACTAAGAAAAAACGGCATGGTTGCGGGGTTCAATGTTAATTTAACAATGTCGCCTGTGTCGAAATTCTCAAAACATAAGCCGCGTATGGTGAAGTATGGCAAATTGTAAAGCGGATTCTGTGGGGAAAAATTTGATAATGCACTGCCCGATCCTAGGTCTCCAAACTGAGCAGACGTACAGGTAAAATCTGTCGAGTTTTGAAAATCGAATGTGACAACGTCGGACTGTGTAGACTTATTATAAGTGTCTATTTTTTCAGCGTCTACAATACCCGCCGCGCTTGTTTTTTCCGATACAACAGCGTGGGCGTATACGTCACCATACTCTATAATCTTTGATACTCTTGTTTTCACTATTTGGCTGTTGTAAGTTCGGCTTAATGCATATGTGCGCTTGTGTGCTGCACTTGTTGTTAATATGACATTTTCCCCACTTTCAGCAACAGCAGAAACTGTATAAAAATCTATATAGCCCGTTTGATCATTATCGGCCGCTCTGTTTGTTACAACAATTTTATCCCCAACAGACCAAACCCCCCCACCTTTTTTCAATGTAAGGTTTTGACCACCAGCAGATATTAGATCGCCACAACTCGCCAAATCACCACCAGCCGAAAAACTATTGTCGTAGCTTGCTTTTTTTAATGTCGATTCGATATTGCCCGCAACAGGAAAAGCCAAAAAAAGACAAGAGCTTCTATACTTTGCCTGCTCGTCGTTAATATTTTTTGCATGGAATTTATAATGCTTTTCCGTCTGCTGCACAGTGTCCTCTGCTGTAAAGTCCTCCAGTGTTGGGGAATTTAAAGACATGCGCCCGCCATCTTGACTTTCGCTTGCATAAAATACTAAATCTTGTCTCGTTAAACCCATTTTTTACACCGTTGTTAATTTTATATTACCTGTATATAGCTGTTTTTCTAATTCTTCATATTCTATTAAGGGCTTGAAATTTAACCCTAAAATAACAGCCTTGGCTGTGAAACTGTCCCAGTTAACTGTGTGCGCTGTGGGCATGTTGTATAATTTTACAAGCTGCTGTACTTGGTTATGCGTTAGCCATACGTATTTTTCATTAAACTCTATATTTAAATTAAAGCCGCTTTTTAAACGCTGCATAAACACATAAACACCGCCGTTCGTTAGTCTTCTAACTGTCTTTTGCGTGCTTGTAACATGCCCATGCTCTAGCCATGTCGTGCCTTCTGGGAGTGCAAAATTAGCAATAGAACGCATTAGGCAAGCCCTATACCTGTTGTCTTAAGAAAATCAACAAGGTTTTCTACGTTCTTTCTCTCGTCCCGCAACGTAGTACGCCCACCCGATGAATTTTTTAAAATCAATTCCACAATATCGCGTGAACCCTTTTCGCCGCTTGCGTCAAAATTAGGAATATTTAATGCTCCACCTACTGGTAAAACAGCCCCCCCGTCTTGTCGGCGTTGCACAACAGAGGAGAGCATATTATTAACAGCACCTAAAGGCGCATAATTCAACATATTAAGTAATTCATGGAATACACGCGCACGCTCTTTTTTTACGACAAATTCGCCCGCTTCCGCCAAGAGGGGAACTTTATCCCCCCCACCATAGCCGCCCAATTTTCCGCCGCTTAAAATGCTTTTAGCAGCAGCAAAAGAGAAGCCCACAAGCCCCCCCGCTTGCCTTGCTTCGACGTACTGCGTCTGGGCTTTTATATTTACTGTCTTGTCTGTCATAGAGTCTATAAGCGTTTGAAGTTCATTTATATTTTTTGTCGCAACGCTTGTATTAACATCTATTTGCAGTTTTTTAGCTTCACCACTTAGAGTGTTGATGCTTTCTTTTAGGCTTGCAGTTTGTTCTTTTTGCTTTTCCGCTGCTTTTTCTGCTGTTGCAATTTCTTCTTTTTTGCTCTCATTTAGCACCTGACTTGCCTGTTTAAATATAGCAATAGCCACCTTATTATCCCCCAGGCTTTCCGCCAAGGTTTGGGCTTGTTTTGCGAGTTCCTGCGTTTCTTCCGAGTCGCCCGAGTTGGCTGCAATGCGTGCTTTTCCAAGTGTTTCGAGTGCTTGCTTTTGCTTGTCAAGTTCGCGTTGATGTGCCGACATGCCCGCCTGTTGAAGTGCTCTAAGGCGGCTTTCTTGGTCTTGTTGTTCTGCTGCTAATGAGCGTCTAAGCCCCTTAACTTTTTGAACATAAGCACGCTCTTGTGCTTCACTTTTATTTAATGCTGTTTTATTTTTATCGAGCACGGCTTGTATGTCCGCCAGTTTCTTTTGTCTTAATTCCAAGGACATTGCAGCGCGTTCATTATTAGAACTGGACTCTATACCTTTTAACTTGCGTATAGCGGCGGCTTGTTTGTTTATTTCTTCAAAGCCACCTTGGTTAGTTATATTTAAATTTACATTTTTTAATTCGGCTTTTAGGTCTTTTATTTGCTGCTTTGTTTTATCTAATTCGGCATTATCGACCCCCGTACCAATACCGAATATTGAAGCCTCATCTAATGCGGATAATTCGGCATAAATGGCTTCTAATTGACTTAGGCGGCTTATGAGACTTTCACGTAATGATACAAGATCATTAGCGTCACCATTGCCAGCCTGTACCGCTGCTGCTGTAGCCTTAAATTTTTGTTGCTCTTGCGCCACGGCTTGCAATGTTTGTTTGTAGCGTTCACCTGCGTTGGTTGCCATGTCGGACGCTGTAGAATAGGCTGTATAAGCTTCTTTTACTGCATAAGCACTTGCCGCAGCCACTGCCAACGCGGCAAGCGGTACAGCCGCCGCAGCGGCTGCACTGGCAACGCCTGCGAGCATAGGCGTTAAAATACCCATTGCAGCACTAGCCGCCGTGGTTATTGCCACGCCCGCCGCTAATGCCCCCGCTAACGCCACCACACCCGCCGCTATACCCGCAAGAGCTGCGGAAATTTTAGGGTTTTCTTTTAAGAACCCAGCAAATTGTTTTATTAGTTTTGCAATGACAGACACAACACTGTTAACAGCATCAGATACCCCAGAATCAATTACAGCAGACTGTAAAGAACGCCATGCCGCTTCAATTTGATCACCCGCGTTTAGATTGGAGTTTTTAAGCGTATCAGTTGCGCCCGCCAGGTCTTTCATTTTTGTTTTTGTTATATCAAGACTAAGGGCTGTTATATCTCCCAAATCTTCAAAGGGCGTGCCTAGTAGTTCGGCAGCAACGGATAACCTAACTGTATCACTTTCTACATTATTTAATTTATCAATAATGTGCTGTACAGACTCCAGACCGCTCACCGCCCCACTATTGAGGTCGTTTATAAAGTCCTCAGCATCCAACCCTATTTTTTTGTAAGCTTCCTTTGATGCATCTGTTAAAGCATCTGCAGTTCTTAAACGAAATTCTTTTATTAAATCCGGGAATTTATCCACGCCGATATTTCCCCCGACAACCTGCCCACTTGATAAAATACTGTAAAATTCTTCAGCACTTGCCCCCAAGCTTTCAAACTGTACGGAATACTCTAATATAGAATCTAAAAAATCACCTGATGCATCCAAGCCGTTTGCAAACCCCGACGCAATAAAGTCAGTCGCCTCTTTGCTGCTTAAGCCTAATTTTGTTGTAAGCTGCTGCACGGAAAAAATGACTTTTTCAGAGTCCGCCTGATAAACTTTATTTAACCTTAGTGCTGTATCGCTAACGCTTTGTATATCAGTCTCTAAATGTTGGGCGGCTTTTCTTACTATGCCCGTGGTTTCTTCTAATGTTGCGGCATTAGATGCATCATTAAAAATATTTTTTGATATATCAAGTATTTCGCCCGCCTGCTCTTTGACTTTCCCGCCCATGCTCTCCAACTGACTTAAGAGCTGACCCTCTTCTAATGCAGGCGTAACAACAAAACCTTGAAATGCATCTTTAAATCCGCCTGCTATATCTGCGAACGTTTGCGCGATATCAAGGGCTGCGGCAAGGTTAAGCGGCATATTCTCAAGGCTATTATTGAGACTGTCCGCGCTTTTTTCTGCACCTTTTTCTGCTTTTTGGAGTTTAAAGAATTCCTCTATAAGTTCGGCAAGTTCGCGATCATCTAAATCTTCGAATTTTTTGCCCGCTTTCCCTAGGCTTCTTAAAAGGTCGTCTATTACGTCGCTTATATTGTCCTCAACAGAGAGCAATACTTTTAGCTCTTCCTCTGTCATGACTCTATAAACTCCTGAAATTGCCGCTTATCAGCATGGGTTGCAATACGTAGTGCAACAGCTTGCTGTCTTAATTTATTTTCTTGTTGCATGAAAAATGCATTATAAGCTGCAATAAACTGCTTTAAGCTTAATTTTTTTATTTCATTCAATGGCATATAAGGCAATAAAAAAGACAACATGCTGTTTAATTCCTGCGCTATATCATGCCAATCATTGCCGCTTTCGCTTGCACAATGAGCTTTTTTACATCTAAATCACCGAAGCTTAATCTATAGGCTTCCATAGCAATTTTTATTTTATACTGCATTGCAATTTTTTTGATTTTTTCCATATCATGCTGTAAAGCGTCCACACATAACATGTTTAGCCATTTTTCAATTTCTAGTTCTTTAGATGCCAAATAATCCCCCAAAATATAGGAAATTGTAGACATTTTGATATGGTGCAATTCAAGCTCTAAGCCGTTAATTTCTAGCTTTTGCGTTTGCTCATAAAGCAGGCTTAAATTAGACATTTAAATAATCCTTTTTAGCGTTGTGTATATTTAAAATGCCCATTCCAACCCACAGGCTTATACAGTAGCCCGTCGAATTTTAAAGACACAAAATCGTCACTGAATAAATCAATGTCGCCGCTTGGCATAAGTTCGGCTTTTGCTGCTGCAAAAATAATATTTTTGTTGTTTACTCGATTTTTACCAATTAACTTAATGGCAACGTCTTTTTTTGCAAACACGCCCCCCTCGACTGTGAAGCCGTCGCCCACATCGTAGTCGTAATTTACTGTTACGTCTTCACCATCTACAACGCCCGCCGCACCCACGGCAACGCGTAACATATCACCGTCAATGGTGATATCCTCAGCGTTTACACCTGCAATTACAACATTAGACACCCCTAAATGGGGTAATTCGTAAAACTGCCCACGTTGCATTGCTGCAACTGTAAAGACGTTCGATCCTGTACTAGCAGCTAAATCCGTGCTAGAACCTAATAACCATTTATTTAAATTTTCTTTGTGTAAGTCGTTTAATTCAAAAGAAATTTTAGTTTCTTCTTGCTCGCTTCTTGAAATAGTGTCTAATGCATTCCCATAGTCTGCTTTTTGCTTAGAAATACGTTTTTTCGTCTCTGTTGTAGCAGAGGGGGAAACGGTGAAAGATGTTGTGTTTCCCACGGGAAAATATCCACCAGTTAAAATACCATTAACCAATTCCCCGATCATGAGATCGCCTGCTAAATTTAGACCACCATTATTATTCATAAATCACCTATTTTTAAAAAATTGCTGTTAAATTTTGAGACTACACCAAACACCCACTATTTAGTTTTTATATACATTTCAAATAATGCAAAGAGAAAACCCGCAACCCCCGCTGTCATAAGACCTATAACTGTAAATGCGAATTTTTTAAACATAGCGATGGTGGGCTTTGCGAGCGTTTCCCAGTACAGTAGCTTGTCCTGTAGAATGCTTAACTGTCTGTCTTGCTCATTTATTTTATTTTTTAATGTTTCACATTCTTTTCTTAACTGCTCAAGCCCGCGTAATGTAGTTTTATTATCATGCTCGTGCTGGTGCTGCTTTTTTTCTAACTGCTCTATTCTTTTTACATAATTTGTAAGCTGTTGAATATTTTTCTTTATTTGACTTATATGCAATTCGACACGAATTAATTTTTCTTTATTTTCCTGATGGTCACTCATAAACTACACCGCTCAATTTTCCTTTTAACATAGTCACTAACCCTATTTCGTTTATAGCCTCTGTTGACTTTTGAAACTTCCAGTCTAAAAATATTTTTTTGTTTTCCGAGAGCGGATCGGGACGAACTGTGACACCACCAAGGGCAACCGCAAAAAATTCTGTAAAATCTAGCGGCTTTTTAAAATTATGAAAAATATAGAGTGTTGCCCAACCTTTAAACCTGAATAAACTTTTTAATTCTTTGGTATCATTTGAGCCCTCAGAAAACTCTAGCTCATCAATAAGTACAGTTGGCTCAAATTCGCCCCATACATCAGCGGCACTTTCAGGCAAAAATTCCAACAAAGGGGCTTTTAATGCGCTTTCTAGCTCTTGCCTTATGTTCATATCACAACCCCGAAAAATCCGCCTATATCACTGTCGTTACCATCAAAATCATTTAATAAGTTTTTTAATAATTCGCTGTATCTTATTTTTAAATTTTTAATAAAAGCTTGTTGCTCACTCGCAGTGAGGAAACGCGCAGTACTCCCGCCCGCAGCTCTTGCCACGGTATGCGCTCCATCTAGCGTAAAAGTATTTAAATATGGCAGCACACTTATATAACATGCTGTATATACAGCCTCTTGGAAGTCTGTTTTTTTATCGTTTTCAGGCTTTTCTATGCCTGTTTCTTGCTGTACGCGCTTATAAGCTATATAGGCATGTTGAGCAATAAGCACATCATTTACATGCTCGTTTATATTGAAAAATTTCTTGATGTCGTGGACATTTATGTCTGTCCTAACTGCTAAAAAATAAGCGTCGCGCAAGTCGTTTGCACGGCTTTTATAGGCTTCTCTATCTTTTATTGTTAAAGTGGATTGTGTTGCCAGTCGCTCGCAAACATTCGCCGCTGCAAGTGCTAAAACAGCTTCTTTATGTTTCGCTGGTAAAGTGCCAGGCGTGTGATATATGCCGTATGTTGCAATCACATTCTCATCAGACACCACGCCCTGTGTATTTTCTTCAATACGCAGGACGGGAGATGGTGTGTAAATTAGGCTGTATTGACTTGTTTTAAGTTGCATATATCACACTAAATAACCAACCAAAAAAATTAAAAATTATTTTGCTTTTTACACGCTAAGCAAAAAACGCGTATATATAAAAAAAGCCTTTTGCAATCGCTTGTAATGATAGCAACGCAGCAAAAAAGAGCGTTGCTATAATAAGTAAATGCACAATATCTACATTAAGCTTTACTTTGTGGAAAATGTGCAAATACAAATAAAATAAAAGGCTTAGGAATGCGGCAATAAGGAGAAATAAACTAAGCCCCACTGATTAGCCGCTAATACGGAATGTTTCTGTGGCGGCTTCATAAACATATGTGAAGGATTCCCCAGCACCAACCTCAACAAAATCTACTTCATTCGGATCTGTGAATGTCCCGTCTTTTTTCTGGAATTTAAGCAAGGAAGAGCCAGCGGGGTTGTCAGTAAGATGCACAGGCATAGCCCCAGTGTTGTGCACGCGAATGTTCATACCATCCGTAAGCTGCTCAACAAAGAACATAAAGCGACCTTTCGGCGTTGTGCCGTTAGCTTCCATTTCTGTCGTTGAAACAAAAATATGAGGAAAAAAGCCCTGAATGCTATTACCTGTTGTATTTACAGGGATTGTTTGAATGACGGGTGCCCCGCGCCGCACGTCCCACTCTGTTGAAGACTTGCGAGTAATAATGTCGTTTGGATAAACACGGGTTGTTTCATCGTCCCCGCCGTCTACAGTTAATGTTGTGACATCAAAAATTGCTGTTACGATATATTGATCCCCTAATCGCGTGCCTGCCGCATCGCCTAATGCACCCGCCTCACCGATTAGAACGTTTGCATTTTCAAGTACTTGATTCTGAATAAAAAACGCCATAGTATTTATAAATCTCCCCCCATCGAAAATTATTTGCAATGTTTCGAAAGGGTTACTAAAATTAAACTCTGCCAGCCCATCAGTATTATTAATACTGAAAAGCTGGCAACCTTGAAAAATCACGCTTGTGTTACTGTCAAGAGCCACAAGCGTGTACTCTTTCCCCTTTGAAAGGAGTGAGCAATCAATTGTGACGCTCGCCCCCTCCTCTAGGAAAATCTTGCTATCAAGCGGGGATGCAGTATATTCACCCACCGCCGTTGCGACTTGATCAACACTTGCGTTTTCAGCATTTACAAACTTTTGCCACGTTTGCAAGTCATTGAGCAGTCTATAATATTCGTCATTTGCGGCGACATGTACAAGCATTCCGTGCTGTCGCCGCGCTGTTGTTATTTCTTCTAAATTTGCCAGCGTTTGGACATGTTGCAGCCCCCCCGCCCCCAAATTCGCATGATGCGTGGCGTATGTGTCTTTTTCGTCTGTGCAAACGAGACTCGCAGCAACAACAGTTCCTGACACATCAACACCCCATTAACCAATTAAATAACAACAGTAATTGCACCGTTAAGCGCATTCAAACTTCTATAAAAATTATAATTCTGTGTATACCCATGCTCATTTGTTACGCTTTCGAGCACAGGGGGCTGCATAGCCACATTAAAACCTGTTGATGGGTCTTTAAACGATGGGTTGGCAGTAGCTGGCAACACTATCCATAGATATGGTTTAGCGTCCGTATTTGAGCTAAAAACATACGTACCATTTTCATTATTTTGTATGCGCTTAACCAGATCGTTTACACTAGGCTGTGTTTCTAGCCCACGCCCAAACCATATTGGTTCGACAAATTTAACTGTTGTGCTGGCGGACGCTGTTTTGCTCTCATAATTCCCTGTTAACGTGAACGTTTTAGAACTTGAAAGTGTGACATTTAATACACGTAATGCATTATCTAGCATTGCCCCATTAAGCAACTGAGAATCGACATTATCCGAATACGACCACGACAACATCACATTAACTTCACGCCCTTTTTCTACAAGCCCCACGGACGCGGAAAAGCTAATAATTTTTAACTGCGTGGGGGGGATTTCTATATTGGCAGTCGTTTCATTAACAGAAACTTTTACCCATTCGCCCGAAAAATCCAATGTATCCACATTCCCCAGCAAAGAGCCACCCACAGCAACCTTTACCAAACTAGAACCCACGCCCAATGGTTGACCCAATGCATCCACAGCGGGGGTATGAACGGCTTCAATTTCGGAAAAGCCTGCTAAAAAATCTTCAGGTAATGTTGCAACATATTCGTTTAACTGCAATACAACACTTTTTAATAGAGGAAAATCAGCACTATATTGTGCTAATGCATTATCAATACACGTCGTCAATACATCGTCGCTTGGCAATGTGTCGTCGCCCTTAAAGTACTGTTTTAATTCCTCTATTGTTGCCATTTTTTATACTAACCTTGTTGATTTTTTCAACTTTCTAGCGGCAATTTTTGCATTAAGCTTGCGGGCTTGTTTTCTTGCTTTAACAGCAGTTTTAAAACTTGCTTTTTCAGCGTCTTTTTTAGAGTCAAAGACAACCCATAAGCCGCTTGTTTTATTTTTACGCACAAAGTAGCGTTGATACTTCTTAGCCATCATTAAACCTTTTGTATTATGCGTGCCCGATTGTCACAGCGTCATCTATACCGAAGCCGAAATCCGCGTGTGAACCAATAGTGTATTTAAATGCGCGTTTCCGCCCATCATACTCACCTGTTTTTTTCATTGAATTATTGACAATAACAATTATTAAATTACTTAATGGGGAGTAAATGCAGTCATCATCCGACATGTATGCACAAACCTCTAAGCCCTGCCCCATATGCGTTAGTACGGGAGATTTTGTGATAGTTGTATCTGTTGTATGTAGCCCGACTTCTTCAGCCCAACCCAGTGCAGTATTGGGGGAAACAATAAAGCGGGAATTTGCACGAAACCTATGATCGCTTGCTTTCGCGATTTTTTGAAATGACTTTACATAGCCGTCAGTTTCAAAATTAATATTGACTTTTTTTGTTCTTGCTGAGTTCTTAGCTAAATGAATAAAACCTTTGTTCAAATTCAGCCACTTTTCCTCTAGCGTTGCGCCTGTGTAGTCATCCCCTTCCCCATTGAATGCGAGATCTGTTAACTCATTTCTAAATGAAGTTACAAAAGCCTTTTCTAGATCGCTTTTTAGATTTGGATTGTCACCATGACCCAGCACAGCACTCTCTCCGATCGTTGGGAAAAACTGCATAGGTAATGCTTTAAAGTCCTTCCCTAAGGGTACGCTGTCGACAGAATCGGATGGATCTGCCCCTTCAGGTACTCGCTGCATTTGACGTGCTGCAATGTCAAAAACGGGAAGCGATACTTCCAGCGAACTTACCTGTACAACTCTGATTTTTTTAAGAAAATCGTCGTCAACAACAGCAGAGATAAGTCTATTTACAGTGTTGCGCGGCATTGTTGAGGAAACAGAAAAATCCGCCGCTGCAATAATACCCTTTGCCACGTCTATTAATTTATCGCCCATATCTTAAACCCTTATAGGAAAAAATCGGCATTGTCATCAGGTTTGTTCTGCCCCGACTCTTTTACGCCTTTCTGCAAAAATGCTGACAAAGCGTCTTGCACAGTTTTGAGTACTTCTGCTTGCAAGTCTTCGCTAATTGTGTCATCAGCAACTTTTCCACCGTCGGGCGCATCATCTCCCACGCCTTTTTTAATATCACCTTTAACATCTTTTTGCCCCTTCTCCAGCTTATCAATTCGCCCTGTAAGCTCTTGAACAGCTTTTAAAATTTTATCTTCTTTTGTTTCAACTTTCGGGGCACTTTTTTCTAATGTCCCTAGTCGTTGAGAAATGCCCTCGAGTGCTGTTTTTAGCTCTGCGTCCATTTGATCACCATTTGTTTTATCTTTTTCAAAAAAAAGACTTTTAAGTCTTTCAACAACATTAATTTCATTTTCTTTATGTTCTTTTACAGGCTGTACAGTTGCCTCACCTGCCAAGCTTAACCCCGTTAGATCGCCTTTTTTTACGCTCTCCCACAGTTCATTTTTATAAACTTGAACACCCACAGCCCACGCACCCACGTATTCGGAAAAAAGCGGATCGCCTTTCCTCACAATCCAACTTTCAACCACAGAAGCATCTATAGGCATAAAATTATGTTCTTTATCAACCACATCACCTTGCATTTGCTCACGAGAAAAACGCTCTTGAGCTTTTAAAATTTCAGCTTCGTCTGTGTAATCCCCCTGTTTATCAACAACATTGGGAGTATAGACAATCCCATAAATTCGTTTTAATTCTTCATTTTTCTGCACATGCAGTAGCTCTTGAGCGTGCGCCGCATTCTCATTTTTTAACAACCAACCTAAACCAGTAGCGGGTTTTCTAACCAAGCTGATAAATTTTACATTTAGGTTTGTGAGCTTTCGGCGTTTCATAAAAATAACTGTCCAAAAAAATGCATAAAGAAAATAGACGCTTTTTACACTATTACAATTTTCAAAGAAAAACAACAAAAATGCGTCCATATATGGAAAACATGAAAAAAAAGTTTAAAAAATAAGTTAAACTATAAAAAGACAGCACATTAAAAGGAATGTAAATTGTTTAATCTATTCGATAAAAAGAAAAAAGAGACGCAAAATGACAGCGGCGTATTTTCCATACAAAAGGAATCAATCGATGTAGGCGTAAATATTGATGATGGCATAGAATACCCCGTGTCAAATTTTTCCCTATATAGCCTGTATGATATGAGTGTTGAGCACAGCCGATGCTGTCAAATCAAAGCAGAGGGGAGCACTGGAGGCGGGTTTGATACTGAAAAAGACAGCCAACTTTTAGAGCTTGAAAGACTAAGTCACACAGATCTGAATGCGGCATCACTGGACTATCAGGTTTATGGTAATGCTTATTTTGAAGTCGTAAAAGCACCAAGGGGGCAAATATTAAAAATAAGACACTTGCCCGCACTTACAATGTATAGACACAGAAATGCAAAAGACTTTATACAACTTACATTTACACCAGACGGTAATGAAATAAAAACAGTTATAGAGGGAGAGTATATTATACATTTACGTACTCCTTGCCCTTTGGGTTCTTTTTACAGTAAGCCATCTTGGTATGCATCGCATTTATTATGTGAGCTTGCCCACAAGGCAATGGAATATAATATAAAATTCATGGAGAACAATGCCCGCCCTGAATTTGCAATTATGACCAAGGGGAGTCCATTAAACCGCGCACAAAAAAACAACATCATTGATTTTTTTAAACCATTTCGCGGGGTGAAAAATGCGGGCAAAGCATTGTATTTACACCAGCATGATACAGAGGGGGGGATTGAATTTAAGGACTTATCAAAAAATGAGCAAGGCAGCTTTTTAAAAGTACTGGACGCTGTCCGCGACCGCGTACCCATAGCGCATGGTGTACCCCCTCGTATGCTGGGAATTATTGCGGCGGGTTCGCTTGGTGGTGGTAGCGAGGTTATAGGGCAAATGCACACATTCGAGCAACTCACATTAAACCCCATAAAGCGGCAATTACTTGCCCAATTAGGCGACGTTTTCAGTAGCTTAAAAATTAAGCCCCAAGACGTAAAATTTAAGCCTATTGACCTAACCCCGCCTGATAACAGTCAACTTTCTCAGAATGTACAAACTGGAATATTAACACAAGAAGAAGCCCGCGAAATGCTTAATAAATCGCAACCATCAAATGATATTTATGATGAGATTATAGCTAAATTCATGGGGGGCTTTTAATATGCCCATGAAATACACGCAAGCACAAAAGGCATATGTAGAGGAGAAGCTATTAAAAGGCTCTACAGTAAAGGAAATTTCAGAAGACACAGGGATAACAGAGCGCACAATCAGAACTTGGTATAAGGCAAAACACATCAAGGGTTTACAAGAAAACAGGCAGCAAACAATAATAAATCTTGAAAAGCGAATAAAAGAGCTATCAGGGAAGAAAGGGGGGGATTCTGCAAAAGACTTGGCAATGCTCACAAACTCACTAAAAAGAATACAGACAACAACAATAAAAGCCCGCCCTGTCCCTGTTGTTCAAAAGTCGATAAACGAGGACATATTAAAAAGAGTTTTAGCACCTGAGTATGGTTTATATAAATATCAATCGGATTATATCAAATCAGATTCCCGTTTTAATATTGTCAACAAAAGTAGACAAATCGGCTTTACATGGGTTGTTGCACTAAAGGCACTTATAAAAGCAGTAAGTGGCAGAAAACAGAATGTATTAAGTGCAAGTGAGCGACAGGCAAATATTGTCAAAAAATACATTTTAGATCATGCAAAACGACTAAACATTGACGTAAAAAAACAAGAAAACGGCTTAAGCGTTGGCGGCGTAGATATAAATATCCTCCCCTGCAATATTATTACAATTCAAGGGCTTGTAGGGGATATTATACTTGATGAATTTGCATGGGCTAGGAGGCAAAAGGAATTATTTAATGCAATTGTCCCAGCTATTACGACGTGTAATGGGACAATTGACATTATCAGCACGCCAAGCGTGGCGGGGAATTTCTTCTATGAGATCATGACAAATCAAAGGGGAAAATACGACAGCTACGAAAGACACACTATCACTATATTGGACGCAATAGATCAAGGTTTGCCGATTTCCGATAAAGAGCTGGTAGAACTAAAAAGCCTTTTTGATTCAAGTAGCTGGGATATGTTGTACATGTGTGCATGGGCAATGGATGGAGATGCATTATTAAGCTGGGACTTATTGCAAAGTGCTGCAACATTGGAGGCAGAAAATACCTTATACACAAAAAATATTTGTTTCCTAGGTGTGGATGTTGGGCGTAAAAATGACCTTTCCGCCTTTGCGCTTGTTGAACAACTAAAAGTGGACAAATTCGCGTTAAAATTCATAAAAACATATAAAAATATAAGGTTTGAAAAGCAAGAGGAAAAAATACAAGAGCTTATGCATAAGTATAATGTATATAGCGCAAATATAGACAAAACAGGCATAGGTATGCAGCTTGCGGAAAGCCTAGAAAACAACTATGACAACGTGCAGGGGCGACATTTTACACTCAAGTTTAAGCAACGTTTAGCAAAGAACTTATTATTTATGCTAGAACGTGGAATGCTCGCACTACCTAGCGATAGTTTTTTATTATCTAAACTCCACAGCGTCAAGAAAAAAGCCACACCATCGGGAAAAGACATAACCTATGATGCGGATCGTGACAGTCAGGGACATGGGGATGAATTTTGGGCGTTGGCGTTGGCTGTCGATAATTTAGCCAGTGAGGGCGCATTGTGCGAAGCTGAAATTTTAGGCTAAAGAGAAAAGGAATAACATGGCAAAGAAAACAATAAACATGCATAAAATCGCCCTGCTGGTGGGCGCAAAACTTGTGGAAGTAACAACAAGACAGGAAAATATACCATTCCAAACTGGAGACCTTAGAAAATCTATAACGTTCCAAACTGAGCAACAGGGGAATACTAGCGTTATAGTTGTGGGTAGTAATTTACCTTACGCACGCGCTGTGCACGACGGACGACCCGCGTTAACCATCTACGCTAAAAATGGGGGGGCGTTATTTTGGGCGGGGGCGGCGCATCCTGTAAAGAAAGTACAGCAGCCTGCGCGTCCCGCCAACCCATTTATAACGCGATCAATTGACATTATGCAACGTGAAGGACTGCAATTTGTGGCAAAAGAAGTGCGTAAACAAGTGGAAAAGTCTATAAAAGACAGAATGAAAGATTAGTTACAGGCTATTAAGTAAACGCTCTAAACGAGCGCGTATTGCTTCATTTTTAACACTTGCGGCGGTATTGAGTGCATCTGCTTTTGTGGCGGATGTTGGTGGGATCGGCTTTGGTTTTAAAGGTGCAGTATATTTAGGGGCGTTTTCCAATTCATGCATTTTTAAGCTCTTGACTATTTTAATGCTTTTCAGGCTTGCATATTTACTATTTTTTCTTAACTCCTTTTCAAGCTGAGGAATAATAAAACGCAGTCGTGTATATATAGCATTATTATCTGTACACAGTATAAAAACTTTATTTTTTGCCCCCTGCATATGCACTTGATTAGCTATTTTCTCACTCATTATGCGAGCTATAACGCCGCGCACGTCTTGCAAATATTCTGCGTAAACCTTTGCTAAGCCCATAACGCGCATTATTTTTGCGTCCTGACCTAGGGAATCATTTATATTTTTCATGATTCAGCAACCGTGACAGTTCTACACTTAAAATGATAGGGAGGCAAGCCCACATTATCGCCGCGCTCTAATGCCTCATTTAATTCTTTTTCGTCTTTAAACATGCGCCAAGCGGCGTTACTTGCGGGCATATTCCTTTGCTCTATGGCTTTTAAATAGTCTTTCTTTTGCTTACTAAGTGCACTAACAGCTATTACTGTATCATGCATTTTTCGGCAAATATCCGTCGTTGTTTCGCTCAAATGTGCACGAATGCGGACGCTCTCAATTTCTGCATCCTCATAGGCGGCAACACGCCCCAATTCCCGCGTTTTAGTAGCGGTATGGTCTGCAAGCATAGTCCAATAATGTTGCCCCCTGTTACCTAAGCCCGCAAAATCATTGGCGAACCTTTCCGCTAGTTGCGCACGTGTCATGCCTTTTTCAAAATAATCTTCTAACGCCTTATCAAACAAGTTTTTAGTGTATGAATTCCAGCTATTCCCCACCCAATACATAGACCCTTTTTGTATAATATTCAGCGCATGGCGATCCGCTTTATTAAAACCAATATCCACATCATTATGCATTTCTTCAAGCGGGAGAGCGGATTGTTTAGCCTCCTTATATAACCCCTCTGTTAACCTTAAAACGGACTTAAATAAAAGCCGCTGCATTGCTTTTTTACCCATCGCTTTTTCAAGTACAAGCAATATACTGTCTTTTTCTGAGCTTGTTACTTTTTTATTCTCGTCTTTCTTCTTTTTTAAATAACCTAGCACCCCGCGCAACGCTGACTGATGCGCCGACCCGTGCGCACGGGTGTAGGCTTGCTTTAGTAATTCCTCAAATTGTTCTGTTGTCATTTTCATAAAAATAAATCCAGTTGATCACTGTCTGCTTTTTTCACTTCTTCACCCACAGACTTATAAAATAACTCCAAACCAATTGTTAAAAATTTATATCCACATTGCTTGCATTCTCTATAACGTAATACAGTATTTTTATACTGGACTGGAGAGAGTCGCGTGGCATACACATATGTATTATTACTCCGACAGTTTTTACATTCTGACATGTGACTATTCCCCTTTTTCTTTGTTATATTTTTGCCAGTTTATTAAGCCTGTTATGACATCGCTTGCTTGTCTATTTGTAAGCCATGCAACATTATCAATATTTACTGTACGCTTCACAAAAGCCTTGAATTGTGGGCTATCCATACCATCAGACCACCCCATGCCAATGCATAAATCTTTTATATAGTTTTTTTGCCATTGGGTAGGTTTATTTTTATTCTTTTCTTTTACAAGTAAGTCTATATATTCACATATATTTATAAGCGTTTTTTCTGTTGCTGATTTACAGCTATTTATAGCCCATTTGGATAAAATACCTCTATATTGTTCATCGGATAAATTTGCCTGTTTTTTTAAAATATGCACTTTTGCTAATAATTTCTGTCTTTTATCTTTTGCCATTTTTGCCACCATATGATCAAAAAAAGGGCTTTCATGCCCTTTTTATTTAATTATTTTTTTAACGAATGTCTAGCCACCAACTCTTTAAGCTCAGAAAAAAGGGGGGAGTGTTCCGTGCACTCTTGTTTTTCCACATCGTAATAAAAAAAACCTTCTTCACTTTGCTCTATTTTAAAATCTGTTGTTACAAATAGAGAGCAGGCATTGCAAAAACTTACATCCACCATTCGCCCACTATCGCTATATAGCGGGCTATTATTAAATCTTTCCGCGTAAGTTATAACATAGTTACAAACTGGACAATGCACACGAATGGGCGGCTTTATACTACACATTCAAATTATCCTTATATTGCTGCATTCTTTTTGTCTCATTCTCAAAATTTAACAGCAATTTTTGTTGCTCTTCCAACTGTGCAAGCATTCGCCATTTTACGTAAATTCTCCGCATCACATAGTACTCCCAAGCCTCTTGCTTTGTTGTAAAAACACCTGAAACAAAAGGGGTTGACTCAGTAAAAACAGTGATTACTTTTTTTGCTAACTCTCCATTTTTATCGAGACAAACAAAATGACTTTTAGACAATAATTGCATTCTCTTAAAAAGCTGAGTGCTTGGTTTATTTTTACGTATTTTCAGCGATTCGCAATGGTTTGATCTGACGTACACGCGCTGTGGTTTTATATGCCGTCTAGGCTTCACAAAGCAAGATGCCCCACTCCCTTGATGATAGTCGGATATATATAAATACTGTCCGTCAAGTTTGCCCGACCTAACATCATTTAAATCAACTTCCATAAACCACACCCCAAAAGCAAAGCAGCCCGAAAGGGCTGCAAACAGTGTCAATTAGCTAATGCTTTTAAAAACATTCTCTTTATAATCAAACTCTGCTACGACGTTTTCACCCCCGTGATGAGCCATAAAAGTGTATGCTGCTCTTTCTACAGCGTGCCACAGCTCCCAGTTTGTCCCATCACTTGTCTCAAAAGCAATATCATCTGTAGGACTCATGTCCCCGCTTATTAAAAAAAGTGGGGCATTTTTTGGGGCTTTCTCGCTATATTCAAGACGAACAGGAATAACGTCTGCAATAATAAGTCCCGCCTCATGTCGAAGGGCTGGCATAAGACAACGCGGGCAATTTTTAGGTAAATGATTCATTTTAAACACCTTTTTATGTGTTAAATTCTAGTGTTAGGTTTGCGCTTATTATCTATATAAGCGCAATAAGTATAATTTATTTAGGATTATTAGTCTTAATATAAAACTCGTCTTTCTTCTCAACGCTGCAACATTGGCGAACAACAGCGGGCAGTTGCTCGTAATACTTTTTGATTGCAGCTTTGTCAGGCTTTGCTTTGTAAATAAGGCAATCATGTTGCCCTGCGTCCTCCAGTGTGCGGACTAACATTTGTTCACTCTCCACACTTAAAGCTGTGGAAGCTTTCCAACCAATAACACCATTACGCAGGGCTTTACTTTTCTTGCCGTCCTGCAATAACTCCCCTTTGTTTTTCTCACAATACTCACTAACAACGTCATACAAGGCATTTGACTTTACAGAGAGCAAGCCCAGCTCGTCGTCGAATTTCGCAACGGCTTCAAGTGCAGTTTGCACAGCCTTTGTTTGTAAAGCATCGTAACGCGCTGCAACTTCTGCATATTCACGCAAAACAATTTCTAATTCTTCAACGCTTTTAATATTTTCAATAGTAACGGGCTTTAATTCTCGCCCTTTGCGTGCACATTTAATAGCCTGCACGACTTCTCTGTAATTACCCATACTGCACCACCTTTAAATAAAATCAGTCAAATCAACAGGACGCTCTACGCTAAAATCAATTAGCATGTAACGCTCTGATCGCTCCAGCCATTCCTCACCAGAAAATCGAACCATGTAACCATCGACGTTGTATAACTCACTTTCTAAATTCGTATTTAAACATGAGCGTGTGAAGCTTAAAGCCTGTAAATTTTCAGCAACATACACGGGGACAGTTACATTTTTTGCACGACTCAAGTTAAAAAAATTCGCTGCTATACATACGTCCACAAATTGCTGTATTTGCTTTATGTAGCTTGCATGTCGTTCTACATGCAGAGAAAAATCAAACGCGTTTTGTTCGCTTTTCATTAGCCCAGCTCCTTAGCAGCCGCAGCAACCAAATCAGTTGTTAATTTTTCAAATGTGGATGGGTTAGACTCCATTAAACGCTTGCACGCTGTCGTTAATTCCGCAGCACGACCCCACAAACCGCCCGAAACCTTTAAAAATAAAGCCGCTGTGCTTTTGGTGGGCTTTGTATCGAAGTTTGGCAAAATAAAATACTGTACGCATTCCTCTAAACTTTCGACAGGCTTTAACTCCAAATGCTTTGCACCTATACGGCGGCTTAACTGCTGCAAATATACGCCACTTTTTCCCACAAACTTCTGTTCAAAAATTTGTGTGCCTAGCAACACAATAACCGCCCCGCACTCGTCGGACAAATAGCGCAAAGCCTCAAATTCCAACCACCCCAAGTGATTACATTCATCTATTAGAAAAATTTCATTCTCAACACGAGACTGTAAAAATGTTATAGAGGAGTCAAAGCCACCCGAACCCGTACCCCCAAAACGCTCAGCTAGTTTATTAAATAGCGTTTTACGTCGCATACCTGAATATGCACATATGCGGACACCGTCGAAAATTTTGGCAAGTGCATAGCATGTGTGAGTTTTACCGCTACCGGGCAAGCCGTGAATCTTTGCCATGCGCCCGTGCCCGTCTGTTGCTGTCGCCTTGACAAGAGCCACAGCCGCGTTTAGCTGCTGTGTTTGTAGAACGTCGCCCACTGGTGTACTTATTAGCTTTATAGCGGGCTGCTGTTTGTTCTGTGTTTGTGTTTTTGCTATACTATTCATTATGTATTTACCTTTTGTACTGTTAGTGTAATTGTGAATACAAGCGGCGTGTGTCGAGCACGTCGCAATCTTTTAAACCCTGTCTAACCTTAATCATCATCTTCTTCACCCCACTCAAAATCAGGCAAACCCTGCCCATCCTCTGGCAGCCACTGGCTAACCTGCTGCTTTTTATTCTTACCTATTGAATCATCAATAATTTTTGCCCCTTCTTCTATGGCTTTTGCCATTTTTTCCGTATCACCTGCGAAATCAATCCGCAAACCTTTTGGCGTTTCTACGTCATCGGGCAAGTTCATTGCTTTTACCTCGTCCAACAAACTCAGTCTATCTATGTTCTTTTTGCGGTCTTTTATGACACGTTGTAATTTTTTATTGCGCCGCGCTTGTTCCGCCGCCCCACTTGAGCTAAGGAATGCATGTTTCTCGTCTTCTTTTGCGACACATAAAAGCGCGTCACCCTCAAATACAAAAACCATTTTAGGATCATGACTTGGGTAGCGTATACGTAACTTACGCCCTGTATAAGCTAACAAAGCATCACTATAAAATTTCTGACCGTTATAATTCACATATCCCCGATCAATAACCCGTTCATCTTCAACGGAAAACGCTAATAATAAATGCTCGTACTGTATCCCTGTTGCTTTCCAGCCCTCATCAATAAACTGTTGCAGTTTTGCATTAGGACTCATGCCGTCAAGCGTTCCCTTTTGCTCCATATTGTGATAAAAGCGTAATTGTGTATCGAGCGCATCCTGCATTGCTTGCTCATCACCTTGAAAAGTTGGGGCAGCTTTTCCTAGATGATGTATTTTTTTATTCATGCGATCACCGCCATGATAGCCATCCAGCATCCCGTTAAACCCTTGCAAAACAGAAAAAAGCCCCTCGATAGGTTTAGCTGCGGAATTGTAAGGACGGGCGCGGTGAACATGATCCCCGTCAAGCGAATATTCAAAACCCAGATCACTACTCTCTGCAAGCTTTGCTAAACTATTGAAAGCGTTTATCATTTCGCTCCACTTGTATTCCGATCCATTATCCAAATACAGCCGGCGCGGTAGCCCCCATGATTCGCACATACTGGCAAAGCTTGCCGCAATATGTTTGCGTGTAACCCCTTCACCTTTCTTTAATACAACCATTGTTATATACAATCTGTTCGTGGCTATATCCTGCCAAGCCACCAGCTTAGGATAAACAACCGACCCATCATCACGATGCATAGCGATATCGAGCGGGTGAACGTCGCCAACGATTATATCCATCGGTTTATACATATCTCTTTTCCGTTGAATACGCGGCAAATGTTTATCATAAAACTTTTTCGCGTCTTTACTATCTATCGCCAATAGGCTGTATTCCTCTTTGTCGCGCTCTACATAATGCCGTGTAAGCTTGCACAAAGCTTGCACAGCCTCCACATTTAAACCCGCCTCGACGGCTGTTATCTGCGCTAATTTAGCACTAGCAATAGCTGAGCATTTCACATACCCCGTCACACCTTCAGCCCAAAGAGAGCGCACATACTTTTTAATTTCTTTCTCTACATCTTGTGCTTTTTCTAAGCCCAATGTGTCAATAAATGCCTTATCCCATTTTCGAGAAATCAAAGCCCGAGCTGTTCCCTTGCTCTTGTTGGGTTTTCTTACCAATGCGTCAAAGCCACCGTTTTTATACAACTCTATCCATCTATACACACTTGCTTTAGAAACACCATGCTTTTCAGAGAGCAATAAAACAGCCTGTGTATACATTTTTGAACCAGTCGGAAATTCTGTAATATCCTGCACTATCTTATTTCTGAACTGTGCGCGCTCAATTTCTTCACGCTCTAATATAGTTAGCTTAACTTCACCAAGAGCGGGGAGCGCGACAGCTTGCGGCATAGCTTCGATAACAGTTTGCTCTTGCTCTTTCACTGCTACCGCAACAGAAGCCACAGCCGCCGCCGTTGCTTTTTTCTGCACCACTGGAGTGGAAGCAGAAACAGGAACAGGAACGAGAGCAGAAAAGCATTTTTCTTGTAAGTCTATGGGGAGACTGTTTATATTAACGTCCAGCCTTTGCTGCCCCTTATCATTTACGCTCTGTATCACATCCAGCTCACATTTACGCCAATGTCCGCGCTTTAACGCACGCTGTATTATTCGCTTATTAACACCTGCTAGCTCAGCAAGCTCTGAGCTTGTTATATATCTAGCTTCTTCAATCATTTAGCTACTCCCTCCATTATTTTCTAGCTCGGCAAAAAAGGAGAATCCAACCGTTTCCTCTAAACCTATAACAACGTTATTCGCAACCGTCCCCTCAGCTGGATAGCATCCATTTTTTATTGCTCGTCGTATACTTGTATCCACAGTTGCCGCGCTAAAGCCGTTTTTTATAGCCCAGCTTCTTAATGTATAACGTTCACCATGCAGCGCGCGCCTTATATGCGCAACACTTACACATGCATCCAACATATTCGCCCCCCGTTATAGTAAAAGTTTATACGAATGTATGAACAATTCATACATTTGTATAAATCATATAACACGCATACCAACAATGTCAATACAAAATAAAATAAATTTACTAAAACAGCTCACACTGCAATAATGTATGAACTATTCACACATCTATTTAAAACAAAATTTATAAAAACACAATGAATTTAAAACAAACGTCTAAAGAAATAGGTATTCGTCTTGCGCAAGAGAGAAGAAAATTAGGCTTAAGTCAAGAAGAACTTGCCAAGCTTGCAGACTCAACAAACCAGTCACAGAGTAATTACGAACTAGGGAAACGTTACCCGAACGCCAAATATTTTGCACTCATTGCAAACCTTGGCGCGGACATTCAATACATAGTCACTGGGCTACGTTCCATAAATTGGCATATGAACTCACTTAAGAATAAAACGAAAGTAACGAAAGACGAACTAATGGACACGCTAGAACTTATAAAAACGCAAGGAGAGAGGGGTTTAGAACTTATAAAAAAATTATAA